TCCTGAGCTGTTAGTTCTGCTGATTTTTCCAGAACTTCGGCAGAAGTTTCTTCAGCTACAACTTCAGCAGACTCTTGTTCTACTGGGGCAACTTCTTCAATAATTTCTGCAGGTGTTTCTACAACTGCTTCTTCTACTACTGGAGTTGCTTCTGTTACATTAAGCTTTTCCACTTCATTTCCTCCTTCTGCAATTGCCATATTTATATTTGTGTTGTCAGGCAATGTTTGCAATCTTGATCTACGTGAATCAAGAATCTTCTCTATTTCTTTTGCTTTGTTTACGTCGTTAGATTCAACCCATCCAATAAGCTCTGTTTTCTTTCCAGTAACTGGAGACAAGTATTCTGATTCTGTTGACATAAAAACAGAATCGCTATCTGCACAATAAAAAATATTTTCCATTTTGACATCTGCTGCGATGCCTTTAAAAATCATTTGTCCGTTTACTTTTTCAATAGATAAAATGTTGCATAGCTCGTTTGCTGGCGAATCAACGATTGATAGTTCAACTAGTGCATAATCTTTAATAAATCTTACTGATGCTCCTGTTGATTTGTTTACTTCGTTATCTGATTCAAGAATCTTACCGCCAATTGAAAATCCAGTTAGAGTTCCGTCTAGAACTTTCTCCCAGGTATCCTGTGCGCCCTTTGAAATGTATGCGTCAACGTAAACTCCGTTGTAAAATTCTTTTGTTGTTGGATCATAAAAAGTTTCTGGTCTAAATGATGCTACCTTACCAACTGCAAGTGGCTGATGCATCTCTCTTAAATTTCCTCTAAAGCTTTCGAACGCTTTCATTGAAGCTTCTTGAGTAACGACATCACCAGTCTGATCCAGGTTATCTAGTGTAGCGAATCCTGAGACTGTTCTTTTTTCTCTATTGACCTTCGTAAATGGAACTGATAAATTAATAGCATTTCCATTAGAAGACCAATGTGACTTTTCTATGATCATATGTTATATATTATAGGGATTGTTGTATCAAAAGGCAAATAACCAGTTGAGTAAGACTAGTTGACTTGTCTTCCATCTCCCTTAGCATTTCTGCCCTCCCCAGATTTATCTGGGGAATTTGCAGATCTTTCTTGGTCACGTGTTCTGCTTTGGTTGGCTTGTGCCTTAATTTCGGCTGCTTGGGCTGCAAGGTCTACTGGGACATCCCCACCATCTCTTGGGACCATTCCCATTCTAACTCTAATTTCATTTGGAGTTATTACCTGGAATCTAAGATATCTTTCATCAATCTTTGATTGAGTGTCTGCATCTGTAAGACTTAATTCATTAAATTTAAGCTCTAGCGCATCGGTCATTTCTTGAATAATCTTATTCAATTTCTTTTCTAGGTTTTCTTGGGCTGGACGACAGACCTGCTCTTTAAATGTCTTATCTGCGTCTCTGGCTGCAGCCAAGTTAATTCCAGCTGGTGTGCCAATTTTATTAATTGGAACTCTGTGGGCCATTAGAATTTCGTCCCTATTTGAATTTCTATATTTTTCAAATGAGCCTTCCTGTGCACCTGCTTCAATTGGCTCCATCTTAAATTCAGTTTTTGAGTCTGGGGAATCTGGTGGCAATGGTATATACAAGGATCTATGGTTTTTTCCCTTTAATCCCACCTGGAAAAACTCAAGCAGCTTTCTTTCAGATTCTGGAGAAAGCTTTGCTCCCTTTACCGTAATAATGTATCTAGGCACTGCTTTATTTTCAAAGTAATCTAGATTATATTTTCCAGCAAATTCATTGCCAGCCATTGCATTTTGTGCAGCAATAATATCTGGGATTCCATAGTAATTATTCTTTGGAGTATACTTTTTTAAATGAATAATTTCGTTAGGTCTGTCTTCTTGGCCAGCAATTGGGTTTACGGTTTCTGTGTCTCCAAAGTTTCTAAAGAAAACAGCCTTGCCATAAAGAAGCTGTATAAAACCGTCTCTGAGGCGTCTCACACGCATTGTCTTTGAAGGGATATGACCGATGTACCCTATCTTGCCAGTTGTTGTTCTACCGACCTCCAGATAGCCATTACCAGTAGCTTCTATGTCAGTGTAGAACTTTATAAGAGTCTCTTTAAATGTTTCATCTTCGTTGCAATCTTCTAGCCAACGGTGCAGGTCTTGCTTAATCCTATTTAATTTTTTACGTGCTCTTTCTAACTGCTTCTCATCTTCTATATCTTCAAGGGTATCTGTGGTTTTTTTTGATTCAATAAAGTCAAATCCTAGACCTACAATGTTAGCAACTTTTGCATTTATTGCTGCATAGTTATAAGGCGAAATTTCATAAATTGTTGATAAGTAATCTAAATTATATTCTGGTTGAATTAAATCAAATGTCGCATATCCACTTACTGCTTGTTGATGCTGGAGCTGCTGACTTATAGCCCCATCTTTTCCTGTAAATGCTTTTTGTAAATCTCTAGACACCTTTCTTCTAAATGAAGCCCCAAGTCCTGAGATTTTTAAGATGTCTTCGCCTTCAATATCAAAAGCATCGTCTGATTTTTGAGTAGTTGGATTGTTAAATCTCATCCAGTCCGCCACATTAGAAACCTCGATATTATTTGAAACCAAGTCGTCTTCGGTATCAATCATTTTTTACCACCATTCAGTCTAGCCATTTCTTCCTTGTGAACACCGATGTCTAATGGGTCTGGAGTTAGGCCCCATCTTAATCTTTGCTTTTGATACTCAAACTCTTCATCATCAATCTGTCGGCTTCCCTCGATAAACTTAGGTTGTCCAACATCAATTCCATAGTGTGCTACGGCTGTTGCAAGTAAAGCAATTCTTTCTTTATTGCCAATCATGGAAGATATAGACAGAAAGTTATTATCCTCGTCCCCAACCCATCTTCCGTCAGGCATTTCCCAAACATATACTCCAAGCCTAGTTTCACCAGACTTCATTTGAGCGTTAATTCTTTTAATGTCCATAGTTAATTATTTTACCATTCTTATATACATAAGTCCAGCTTTTGTCACTCAACCTGACAAAATTATATGATTTGGAACACAACCCTGTCTCTAGAGTATGTTGATACTGGCTCTTCTGTTATCAATAGCGACGATCCTTCAGCTGTAGATGCTGGCTTTCCAATATAAAGATTATAATGATCTACTGGACTTATTGTGTCGCTTGAATATAAAGCTATATTTTGATAAAGGTTGTCGTCCAAGACTCCAGATCTGACCCCCTGTATCTGTTTTCCATTAATCCATAGATCTTCAGATATTAATGAGTCAAATTTTACAAATATATAGTTTGGCTCGTCAACATAAAAGTAAGAAGAGATATTTGTTGCCGAAGAAGCATTTTGGCCGTTTATATATATATCAGTAATATTTGATTTAGAAATTAATCCTCCTGCCGCCCAGGAAAGTTCTGTCTCAACCAAACCAGTTTTATTAAAAAGAAGGTAACCATTAGATAATGATTTAGGAGTAAATATCATCTCTAAGCTTTTTGCTGGCTCTTCTAGTTTAACAAAAAATGCTGATGACTTTGGCCTTAGTCCATTGTAATAGTTTCTAGATCTTACTGGATAACTATTTCTTGATAAGTCAATATCCCAAGTTGATCCACTTGTTGGTTGCGAAACCGATATTGTACCCCCGCCGTTATGTGCATACATTTTTTTCTCGGTATAAAAAGAAATTTTTAAAGAATATAGCTCTGGGGTATAAATGTTAAAATTTGAAGAAGAAAACCCTATCTTAAAATATAAAACTTTTTTTGAAGAAAAGCTAGAGCCTTGAGTAAATCCTGGGATAGAAGATCCGTTTGTACAAATACTCCATGGACCAGACTCTGATATGTCTGAAACATAAACAGAAACTCCAGTTGTTGCGACCCACTCAATTTTTGAAGATATATATGGCTTTGTAATGTTTAAAACCAAATCCTCTATGAATTCTCCGTACGTGCCAGAACTTAAATAAATACTATCATCTTTTTCATTCCAGGAAAGATTATCGTTGTCATACGATAAAGATCTCCAGCCTTCCATTTCTGGATAGGAATATTGTGTTTTTGGTTGATAGTATTTATCTGAAACTATAAACAGTTGGCCGAAATCTGGCATAGAAATTTGTTCATCATTATTCAAAAATAAATTCCTATAGTGCGACTGTATTGATTGTGCCGACAAAGCGTATCTATAAACGGCTGGACTATCAATTAAAAAATATTCTCCTGCGGATGTTGGGCCAGACAAAAGAGTAACGCTTGCATTTGTAAATTTACTAGATAATGGTTTTGTTCCTACCAGAACTCCATCTACAAAAAGACTCATCAATCTTGTTGAATATATTCCAACAATATGCAAAACTCTGTTTGGATTTGGAACTGAGTAGTCAATTCTTTCAGATTCCAATTTAAAAACAACGTTTCCATTGTCCCAATATAATCCAATTCCAGAAGAATCTGCTAAAATAGGCGTAAGAGATGTAAGTGTTTTTGGATGCATCCACGCCTCAAGAGAAAAATCATTGTCATAGGTATCTGTGGTTGCAAAACCACCCGTGCCGCTTGTTCCAGAAAAATCTTTTGATATTATAAATTCTATATAGTTTGAGGCATCAATTTTACTTGAGTGATTTCCTCCCAATATAATAGGCATTCCAAGTTTAGATATCTGACCAATATAAGATCCATGGTTTCCGCAACCAGAAAAATCATAGGCAATATTGCCAGATAGCTCATCTAACTTCCAAAAGCCAATAGGAGAATCTTTTATTACATCGAGATAATATGACATATATTATATTGTATCAGATTGTATTGATTAAACCCAATGTCCTATAGCAATGTATCTTGAATTCCCATAGGCTGGCTCTGCTGATACCTGAATATCTGATGGAGCTATGATAATGCTTCCTGCTTCTGG